TGAAAGATCTGGTCAAGTACCTTAGTGAGATGCCCGTGATTATCGGACACAATATCTGGGGCTACGATTTTCCCGTAATGCGTAGACTGTACGGGATGGCGCGACCGAAGTGCATTGTTGATACGCTCGTTATCAGCAAGTTGATGCATCCAGACATCAACAATCACCCGCTAGGTGACAACTCTCTGGCTTCTTGGGGCAAGTATCTTAAGTTCCCTAAGATGGATTATACAGGTGGATGGGCGCAGTACTCAGATGAGATGGGTACTTACTGCTTGCAGGATGCCAGACTAGGTATGGCAATCTATAATGCACAGAAGCCATTCATTACGAAGAACAAGGACTTGGTTCGCTTTGAGAGCCGAGTGTCCGAGATACTAATGGAGCAAGTAGAACATGGATTTAATTACGACCGTGATGCAGGAGAGAAGCTGTATCAAGACCTTATGCTGGAAAAGCTTGGCATTGAGGACGAGATGCGTCAAATCTTTCCTGACAAGATTATCATCCGCCATTCGGAAAAGACAGGCAAGCGTCTGAAGGACAAGATTGAGACTTTCAATCCCGGTAGCCGACAGCAGATTGCCTCCCGTCTTAACGAGAAGTATGGATGGGAGCCACCCCTGACCGACAAGGGTAATCCAAAGGTAGACGAAGCAGTGCTTGCTACCCTTGACTATCCCGAGGCAAAGAAGCTGACTGAGTATTTCAACAATGTCAAGCTTATGGGTATGGTTGAGGATTGGAACACCAGAGCAAACACAAGCAGAGATCGCCGCATTCACGGTGGCATCAATGCTCAGGGTGCTGCTACTGGTCGTTGCACACACAGCCAGCCCAACATTGCTCAGGTAAGTGGCGACCATCGTGCAAGAGAGTTATGGATTGCAGATCCCGGAGATGTCGTTGTCGGTGCTGACTTGTCAGGTCTTGAGCTGCGTATGCTTGCTCACTTCATGGCTAAGTATGACAACGGCGAGTATGCCAAGGTTCTCCTTACCGGAGACATCCATACACACAATCAACAAGCTGCGGGTCTTGCGACTAGATCACTTGCCAAATCATTCATCTACGCTTATCTATATGGCGCAGGAGACAAGAAGATTGCTATGGTATGCGACTGCTCCGTTGATGCCGCTCGTAAGTTGCGTGAGCGTTTCCAGAAGGAAATCCCCGCACTTGCCAAGGTACAGGAAGCCGTCAGGTTTGAGACAGTCAAGACAGGAAAGGTTCGTCTACCCGATGGCAGACAGGTTCCCGTCCGTAGCGAACACGCTGCCCTGAATACGCTCCTGCAAGGTTCAGGCGCGGTCGTATCGAAGTACTGGATGGCTGAGGCTAGCAAGGCTGCGGCTCAACACAGGGCAAGCCAGCTTGCCTACATCCATGACGAATTGCAGTACTCTTGTCCCAAGTCTTGTGCCGATAGTTTCGGCAAGGCAGTTACACAGGCAGCAACGACTGCTGGAGAAATGCTTAAACTTAACATTCGTATTGATGCCGAGTATCGTGTAGGTACTAATTGGGCAGAGACACACTAAGGAGTAATATGAGTTCACTTACTATGTACATTGCTGGTCCAATGAGGGGATATCCGAATCATAACTTTGATGCTTTTTATAAGGCAGAAAAAAAGTGGGTAAAGAACCCAATGATTGAAAAGATTTATAACCCAGCTCGTATGGATGAGGACGAAGGATTCGATCCATCAACAGCTGAAGATTCTAAAGAACACCTCCGTTCATGCATGAAGAGGGACTTGAATGCAATTCTAAACTGCAACGCTATGGTAATGCTACATGGATGGGAGCATTCCGAAGGAGCTAGAGTTGAGCATTCACTCGCAACATATTTAGGGATGCCAATTTTCTATGAAAGTTAATGCTAAGATTGCCTTCTATAAATTCAAGCCACTACAAGCATGGCGTTATGCCTTTATACGCATACTTACTAATGCTAAGCATACTCATGCTCATCTTGAGTTTAGTACTGAACCACCAATAGCTGTTATTGTTATTGATGGAAAGGCTGCTGAGATTATGCAAGTGGCCTCGCTTTCTAAACTTAAGGTAGAAAAGTATTATGAATATGATATCGGTGATCTTGAGTTATCTTCTAATGACTTCCAGTTTTTTCAGAGATACCGTCAGATCAACGCAATCAAGATGATTTTCTATTATGCTATTGGTCGTTTCTTTGGTATGAAAAAACCAGCTAGTTGCGTAACATTTATCTGTGACTATTTAAAATTCAAGGGTTGGGATATCCCCGATCTATTCAGTCCAAAGGAATTATGGGAGAGTTTACATGCTGATAATAATGATCGGTGGAAAGGCCCGCGTGGGCAAAACCACTCTAGCCAAGTGGCTAAGTGAGTATGCCTACAATGAAGGCTATACCCCTGTAATTCTACCCTTTGCTCAGGCACTCAAGGATGAGGCAGAGAAGCGTGGTTATTCCAAGGATAAGAATCCCGAAGAGTATCGTGCATTCTGCCAGACCCTTGGATCTGAAGCCCGAAAGGAAGACGAGGATTTCTGGGTAAAGAAGTTCAAGGAAAAGATCAAGTTCATGTATGAGCAGGAGCAAAAGGCTTTGGCTGAAGAGCCTGATACTTGGCATGAGAAGGCAATCATTGTTGATGACTGTCGATACATGAATGAGGTTGCTGCTGCCCGAGAGTTAAAAGCTCTCACGGTGTTTGTCTCTTCAGGTAAAAGAGAATTACCCGAAGAAAAAGCAGAATGGCGTGAGCATGAATCTGAAGCAATGGCTAATGCAATCGACGGTCAAGATAAGAACTACACTGAGGTTTTTGATTATGTTATTCGTAATGAATATTCAGAGCGTCAGTACAAGAACAAGGTCACTGAGAAGTTTGAGGAGTGGTTTCATATCCTATCAGAAGGATTGGTTGGCAACCTCTGTACCTGTGAGATGTGCATTGCCTCAAGAGAAGACCGTGATCCCGATGCCGAAAGAGTAGTTCAGCATATACTGGATATTATCCTAGGAGACAAGAACAATGGAAAGACCTAATGTTGCTGTGCTTGATGGAGATATCCTATGCTACCGCGCTGCTTTCTGGGCAGACCAAGAGGGTGTGGAATACCTAGAGGAAAGACTTGAGCATGACATCAAGGCTTGGACTCCAGCTGGTATGACCAAAACTTATATTGCCATGTCCTGCAGCCGCAAGGATAACTACAGACGGGACTTCTGGGAAGCCTATAAAGCCCACCGGGATGTCCGTAAGCAGACTCCAGATAGCATGGACTATGCTCTGGAGCTGATCCATCAGCATGACATCCTAACAGTACCTAGGCTGGAGGCTGATGATATCATGGGTATCATGGCCTCCTCTGGCAAAGGTATTGCCGTGACAATCGACAAAGATCTTAGATCTGTACCCGGTTGGCACTGGAATCCAGACAAGGAACACACACCAGATATTGTAGATGAGTATACCGCAGACCTGAATTTCCACAAGCAGTGGATTACCGGGGATACCACGGATAATATCCCCGGTATTTGGAAGTGGGGTCCAGCCAAAGCCGAGAAATGGCTTAAGTATATCCACCCCCGGAACTGGTCGGCTGCTGTATTGGCAGCTTATGACCAAGCCAAGCCACAGGATGGTACTAAATATGATTATGATTACTGTTTGGCTATGGCTAGATGTGTCCGAATCCTACGGGATGGCGAGTACGACAAGCAAACCAAGCAGATTAAACTATACTGCCCAATAGTTGGGGCTACTGAAGAATAAACCAAAGGAGATACTAATGGATACTAAAGTTACTTGCTACGATACTAACTCAGCTGTCTATGCTGATAACAATAATTACAACACTTCTACTTATACCTATAGACCAGATAGTATCCCTATGGTTCTCCATACTGACTATTGTAAACCAGAGTATAAGACTAAAGGATCAGCTGGTGCTGACTTAAAAATTGTAACAGATATTACTCTGTTACCCGGTGCTAGCTACCTTGTTGCTACTGGTGTATCTATAGCTATTCCAGAAGGCTATGTTGGTCTTGTATTCCCCCGGTCTGGCTTGGCTTCTAAGGGTATTACTCTAAAAAATTCAGTTGGTGTAATCGACTCTGATTACCGTGGTGAAATTATGGTTGCCCTAGTAAACAACTCATATGAGACTGTCGTACTAACTAAGGGTGATCGTGTTGCACAAATTGTTTTCCTCCCTGTTACTCAATTCCCATTCATCTCTGTCGATAAACTACCAGAGACTACAAGAGGAACTGGTGGTTTTGGAAGTACAGGTTTATAAAAAACTAGCCGTTTAAGAAGGACAGATATGGATACATTTCAAAACTTTATTGCCATCTCTCGGTATAGCCGATGGATGGATTCTGAATCTCGCCGTGAGACTTGGGATGAAACCGTGGATCGTTGGTGGAATTACTTTACGACCAAGGTTCCTGCCCTAGCTTCACGACCAGATGTTCGTGATGCAATTCTAAACCTTGAGGTTCTACCCTCAATGCGTGGGCTTATGACCGCAGGACCAGCTCTGGACCGCGACCATACAGCCCTCTACAATTGCTCTTATCTTGAGATTGATTCACCACGATCATTCTCAAATCTAATGTACATTCTAATGTGCGGTACTGGTGTTGGCTATACTGTTGAGCGTAGATGCACAGACAAGCTTCCCACCATTCCCACAATACACAAGATGTTCGATCAGGTAATGACAGTCGATGACAGCCGCGAAGGTTGGTGCGACTCCCTCCATTACCTAATCAAGAATCTTTACATGGGTGTCCACCTCAAGTGGGATACCAGCAAGATTCGCAAGGCTGGAGAAAGACTCAAGACTTTCGGAGGACGCGCAAGTGGTCCTGCCCCGCTTGAGGAAGTATTCCGCTTTGTCGTTCAGACATTCTACAAGGCTCAGGGACGAAGACTCACTCCGCTTGAGTGTCACGACATTTGCTGCAAGATTGCTCAGTCAGTCATCGTTGGTGGCGTTCGCCGCTCAGCAATGATCTCTCTCAGTGATCTCGCGGATCGTGAGATGGCAACATGCAAGAGTGGTGCTTGGTGGGAATCATCAGGACACCGCGCCCTAGCCAACAATTCCGCTGTTTACAATGGTCGCCCTTCAATGGGACAATTCCTAGAGGAGTGGACAGACCTGTACAACTCTCACAGCGGAGAGCGCGGTATCTGCAACCGTGATGCGATGAAGGCTATTGCAGTTACGGCTGGTCGTAGTGATGAATATTATTATGGGACCAACCCTTGCTCTGAGATTATCCTCAGACCTAATCAGTTCTGCAACCTATCGACCGTTGTAGTCCGCGCTTCAGATACACCTGAGACATTGGCTAAGAAGATTGAGATGGCTACAATCATCGGCACAATCCAAAGCATGTTCACTTACTTTCCATATCTTTCCCGTGAGGATTCCTCATGGGCAAAGAACTGTGAAGAGGAGCGATTGCTTGGCGTGTCGATGACAGGCATCTTTGACAACAAGCTGATGTCTGGCCTCCTTAGTTACGGAAAGCTCATGCATGTTCTTGAACTTCTTCGTGAGGTTGCTATCAAGACAAATCTTGATTGGGCTAAGCAGCTGGGTATCAACCCAAGCAAGTCAATCACTTGCATCAAGCCAGAGGGAACTACCTCATGCTTGGCTAATTCGGCCAGCGGTCTTCATCCAAGATATGCTGAGTACTATTATCGTAGAGTTCGTATCGACAAGAAAGATCCGTTGTACATGCTGATGCGTGATGCTCAGGTTCCTGTCGAAGACTGCGTAATGAATCCTGATTCAACAGCAGTATTCACATTTGCTCAGGCTGCTCCCTCTGGTTCTCTTACACAAGATGAACTACAGGCAATCGACCACCTTAATCTGTGGCTTGTCTATCAGGAATGCTACTGCCAGCACAAGCCAAGCATCACCGTCAACTATTCCGACAGTGAGTTTATGCCAGTAGGTCAGTGGGTATGGGAGAACTTTGACAAGATCTCTGGTATCTCCTTCCTACCAAAGTCTGACCATGTATATGCTCAGGCTCCGTTTGAGGCAATCACGAAGGAAATGTATGAGGCATATATGATGGTTCCTGTCGATTTCAATAATCTATCTTTCTATGAAAAGACAGACACAACAACATCCTCTCATACAATGGCATGCACCGCTGGTGCGTGTGAGATTATAGATCTCAAAGGATAACATATGGCTACAAAAGCAGAACTCCAAAAGCAACTAGCTACTATTGAGGCTGGTCTTTTGGATTTTACGGCGGTAGGAGAGCAAGCGTATCTAAAGCAAACAGGACAAACAAAACTGAAAGCTAAAGAAACACCTACTTATTCTTCTATTTATGATCCTATTTACAAAGCTACAAAAGATGTTCAGTTTTCTTTGGGTGCTGATGCTAGAACATCAGCAACTGGGGATCGCGCTTTTTATGTTTTTAATCCTGCAGTAGAAGCTGAAAAGCAAACTCAAAAAAAGCTAGCAGACATTGAAACATTCAATACCAGTGTTAAGCAGCAAGAAGAAAACATTAAGAAATTTCTTGCTTCTGAAAAAGAAACAGCTAAAACAGCTGTCTTACAATCTTATCTCTCAACTATGTTAAATCCTCAGTTGAAGTTTGGGGAAAGAAATCCTTTTGAATGGGAAGCTGTGGATATAAATACAAGAGAAGGATTTGAACGCTTTCAAAAAACAAGAGAAAGAGTTGTAGATAGGCCCAGATATTCTAATTTTGGTCGAAGCATGGCAGCTACTTACTATGTAAAGCTTACTCCAGAACAGGCTGCTGCTAAAAGAAAGCTAACAGAGTCTATTGAAACAACACGCTTTATGGCTAGTCCATCTTTGCAGAAAACATACGCAGAGAAATACAGAACACAACTACAAGCTCAACTAAAGAAGATGAAATAAAACATGGTAACTAATATTCAATCAGCTATAACAAAACTAGGGCTATCAGCTCCGATTGATACCCCTGAGATTAAGCTAATGCTCAAAGACATCTATGCAAAACTAGATGAACTAACAAATGAAATCAGAAAAGTTTCCGAGAATCGACCCCGAATTAATAAAGATTCTGGAAGAACTCTATAAACCTCTAGAGTATGATCCTACTGTATGTGATCAGGTCTTCACACGAAGAGCTGCTTTCAGAGCAGGACAGATAGAGGTTGTTGATAAACTCAAAGCTGTCCTCAAACAACAGCAAGGAGGCAGATAATATGGGTGGTTCCCCTAAGATAAGTGGTGGAATGACTTTTGCTGAACAGCAGAAGCTTCTAAAAGATGAAAGAGAATTTCAAAAACAACAAGAAGAAGAGCGAAGAAAGGCTGCTGAAGATGCAGAAACCCGAAGAGTCGCCAGAGAACAAGCCGAGAGAGCCAGAGTTAAGGCCGAAGAAGAACGCGCTGTACAAGAAGCGTCACAAGCTGAACAAGAAGCGATACTAGAGGCACAGGCTCAGGCAGAAGAAACGGCAACTCAGGGTATTCAAGGAACTAATGTTCGCGCCTTAGACTTTTACTCTTCATTGTATAATGGTATGAACAACCAGTAAGGAGGCATCAATGACAAACAATCTTGCTGATCGCTTCCGCATGTTGGATGCAATGAGAACATCCAAATTATACAGAGCAAGACTATGCTCTGCTCTAACTATTCCAAGTCTCCTTCCACCAGAAGGGTGGACAGAAGAAATGGAATTACCACAACCAACATCTTCTGTTGGTGCTAGAGGAGTAACATCCTTAGCAAGCCGAATGCTTTCGGCAATGATGCCATTGAATGACACTCCATTCTTTAAGTTTGGTCTGCGGTCTGGTGTAGAACCAACCGCAGAAATCGGTCAGTATTTGGAAACAATGAGCTATCAGGTTTATCGAAAGCTTATTGGCACTAATTTGCGAGAAACCATTTATCAGGCAATCCAAAACCTAATTGTTGTTGGCGATTGCTTGGTACATGAAATGGATAATTTCAAATTCCGTGTTACACGCTTGGATCAATTCGTTGTTCAGCGTACAGTAACCGGAGACATAAACGAAATCATTCATATTGAATATGACTTAGTTGATCCAGAGGCAATTAGTTCTCACTACTCGCTTCCTGAGTCAGCTAAAAAAGGATATAAGACAACCTACTGCCAGTATCTCAAGGAGGATAATGTATGGAAATACAAAAAGGAAGACTCCGATGGAAATGTACTAGCGGAAGGTGTATACGAAATCTGTCCTGTGACGGTCCTACGGTGGTATGGCATACCCGGAGAAAACTACGGGAGATCGCATTGCGAAGATATCCTCGGAGATCTATCAAGTCTGGACGGATACACAAAGGCAATGCTTGATGGCATGGCAGCTGCTTCAGCATTCTGGATGTGCATTGATCCATCCGGTATTACCGAAGTAGATGACATTGCTGATTCCACAAATGGCTCATGGGTTCCCGTAAGACAGCAGGATGTATTTGTCCTGTCTCCTTCACAGACCATGAATCCACAGATTGGTGCTGCACAGACCGCTGTTCAGACCATGCGTAGCGAGATTGGTCAAGCCTTCCTAATGTCCAGTGCCTCCATTCCTAGTGGCGACCGCGTTACAGCGACTGCCGTAAGAATGATTGGCTCAGAACTTGAGACAGTATTGGGCGGTGCGTTCTCTGCGATTGCCAGAGATTTGATGGAGCCAATTGTAAAGCGTTCCGTATTCCTTATGATCGAAGCAGAAGAACTTGATCAGCGAATGTATGAACAATTCTTTGATGATGAGGGTTCACTATCAGTTGAAGTAATCACTGGTCTTCAGGCTCTTAGCCGCGACACCGATCTACAGAAGCTCATGCAAATGGGTGAGATGGTACGCAATCTTCCTGAACAGGCAGCAATGTCCTTTAAGTGGGAAGAGTATGCCCGTGCTTTAATTACCTCATTGGGCTTTGATGCTCGTAATTGGGTACGCTCTGCCGAAGATATTCAGAGAGAGCAGATGGCTCAGCAGCAGATGATGATGCAGCAGCAAGCAATGCAAGCTGGTGGTCAGGCTGTAGCTGGTGCTCTAGGAAACCTAGCTGTAAACGCTGGTCAGCAAGACCTAGCTCAGACAGGTGGACAGGGTATTGTCAATGTTCTACAGAACTCAGGTGCTGATATGTCGGCATTTACAGGAGGTTAATATGGCTAAGAAACTAAATAAAGCAAGCATGCCTTGCAATCGACCACAGAAATCTCCTAATCCCAACAAGAAAAAAGTAGTCAAGGCTTGTGCCAACGGACAGGAAAAGATCATTCACTACGGAGCTACGGGCTATGGTCACAACTATAGTGCTGCTGCCCGTAAGTCTTTCCGTGCAAGACACAAGTGTGGTTCTGCCAAGAACAAACTTACTGCTCAATATTGGGCTTGCAAGAACCTATGGGCTGGTCCCGGTGGTTCCAAGGCAAGTTGCCCAAAGGGAAGGAAGTGCAAGAAGTAATGCCATTCAAATCTCAGCAACAGCGTAAGTTCATGTATGCAGTCCACCCAAAGATTGCAGCCCGTTGGTCAAAGGAAACACCAAAGGGAACTAAACTTCCAAAGCGCAAAAAGAAAAAGAAGTAACATGCATCGGAATAGAGTCTGGTCTTTTACTTCTCCGGTATTTCGTCTTAATAGAAACCGTCTTGTAAATATAGATGGTTATGTACCAGCTCTTGATCCTATTCAATGGAGTCCTCTAGATTATACTGTTATGGAAGTTTTTTCACTAAACGAACCCATAACAGATACACTTCCAATTAAAAATACACTTGAACCTGTAGCTTTAAAATGGGACATCATTTCTGGTGGACTACCAAGAGGAACTGGTTTACGCTGGTCAAAAAATGGTGGTGCTTTTAATATTTGGACAAGAAATGTATTTACAAATACAACTTTTACAAGTGGAGATACCATTAGATTAGCTATTACTACAGGCGATGGTACTGGAAGTTTTTCTTTTGTTCTTTACAATTCACTAGATAATCTCGTATGCAGCACTCCATTCTCAGTGAGTGTCGTACCAGCTTAAAGGATAAACAATGATTCATACACATACAATGACACAGTTGAAAACCGTTCAAGAACCAAT